GTTTTGGCTCGCGTATGCGTGTATTTTTTTTGGTTACTTAGTGTATGGCTCGCGTGATCGTGCGGCGGTCATTATGTAGAGTGGCAAGCCGGGGTAGATAGAGTGTATGCCGTCGAGTATGCGCTTGTTGTTATCGGTGAATGAGCTTGCGCTTATGCGTCGTAGGGTTGTGGCTTTGGCTTTGATTATCTCGCGTTCGCTACCGGATACGAAATACACGGCCCGGCAGTTAGGGAATTGTTGCGTGATTAGGTCGCGTATTGCTTGGCGTATGGTGTTGCTTGGTTGTTGTGCGCTTACGATTGTGAATGGTTTAGCGGGTCGATAGATTAGGCGCGCGTTGGCTATGTTGTCTAATAGCTCGTTTATCGTCGTCGTATCGTAGTTAATATGTACGAGAGTGTCTTGTAGGTCGTATGCGTCCACGCTCTAAGTTTGGTCTGTAATCGGGGTTTAGTAAAGAATCGCCACTTATTTACCGCGACTAATCGTATTTGGTGTAGGTCGTTTAGTAGGTTGCGCCGGGCGCGGTGTTTTGCTTTTAGAGCCATTTGCTATTTATCCAATTTATGCGCTCTAGGTTTTTATCTTGTTTGCGGCCGTTACATTTTCGGCAAGCGCTTTGTAGGTTGCTTATATCGTGGTTAGGTTCACCCGATCCCGGCGCTTGTATGTGGTCTATTGTCCAATCCGGCCCTAATAATTCTTTACCGCAAATAGCGCAAATTGGCTCGAGTACGGTTTTTGCGTAGGCTCGAGCTTTACGCCACTCGGGGCTATCGTGCCAATTGCTCATTTATTTAGTCTCTCCAATAATTCGCTAAAAGCCATAAAAGCCTGTTGCGGGCAGACACCGTTACCCGCCATTTTTAGGCGTTCGGCTCGAGTTAGGTCTACACCGTCGAGACGGCCCGGTATGCCCATTAGCCACTCGGCAAACTCGGGGTTAAGTCTATGAATATCGTTTTTGCCGTCGGGTCGTGTAGGTGCGGGTGCCGGGATACCTAGTATTTGCTCCCATAGTTTTATGGCGGGCTCGTATTTGCCCCAAGTGTTAGTTAGTACTTGATCCTCGAGACGACTTTTAGGGGCTCCGGCCTCGACTTGGCTCGCGGTTGAGCCTTTATGGCTCGAGACCCGAGGCGTACCAAGTAGGAGTATGTCCTCTCTTAAGTTGCCGCTAGTTTTGCGTCTACTTGTGCCGCCGCGGCGTAGTTGGCGTTCTCTGGCTTCACCTGTTCGCGGCGGTAAGTGCTCCATAGTCGTAGGAGTAGGTAGTAGGTCGGGTCTATTTACTATTTGCGCTAAAGTTACCGAGTGTGTAGAGCCCTCTTTTTGTTGAGTGCTTTTTAGGTTATCCGTAAACGTGTTGCTAACGGTTGGCGTAAGCAAGAATGAATACTCGCTCGCGGTTGTGTGGCGCGCCCGCGTCGGCTGCTCGTAACATTGTCCACTCCGCATCGTACCCGAGCTCGGCCAAACTTGCGAGTACGATACCGAGTGCCCGCATAGTAGGCTGGTTCGATCCGTCTCCCATACAGTACGGGCAGTATTCCACGTTGCTATTAGCTTTAGCACTTAATAGACCTCTAACATTTTCGATTAGTACGTATTTAGGTTTTAGTATTTCAATTGCTTTGGCGTATTCGAGCCATAGGCCCGAGCGTGTGCCCTCTTTTAGCCCGGCTCGTTTGCCCGCTAGTGAGAGATCTTGGCAGGGGAATCCGCCCGTTAGTATTTCGACGGGTTCTACTTGTGTCCAATCGACTAGGGATACGTCGCGGTAATTTGGTGTACCGGGGTAATGGTGTTCGAGTACTTTACTTGGTGCTTTATCCCATTCGCATAGCCAAGCTACTTTAGCGTTGAATAACTTTTCGGCTGCCATATCGAGCCCGCCGTAACCGCTAAAGAGTGAGCCTATTTTCATTTTGTGCGTTCGATTAGTAGACGTATTGCGAGCTCGAGACCGGGCCGGGTTGTTTTGGTGGCTTTGTCGAGTAGGTATTGTAGGCCGTCCAAGAGTGCTTTACGTTCGATTAGTTGCCCGTGTTCGCGGCAGCTCTCGGCTAGTTTGTGGAGATCGTCGCCTATTGGTGTGGTGTTCATTTTTGCTCCTCATTATTTTTTTGTTTGTAGCTCTTTGATCGTGATACGGCAAAGTCTGTACACGTGCGGCAGCGGCATTTTTTGCGGTTGTATGCGTTTATTGTGCCGTGTACTAGCGGTTTTGTTTGCTCGGCTCTAGTTTTGTCGCGGTGGCAGGTAAAGCATAGTAATTGGAGCTTGTGACGTTCAGTATTCCATTTGCGGGCGCTATCCCAACATTCGCGTACCCGGTATTGCTTTGTTGCCGGGTCTATGTGGTCGAATTGTAGGCGGTCGTCTGATCCGCATTTTACGCATTTACCGCCGAATTCTTGTATTGCTTTTTGGCGGCGTATTGGTCGGTAATCGGTCATAGTGCCTCTTTTATGATTAGGGCCGCGGCGGTCGTTGAAATATCGAATACTCGAGCGACGTTTGTTATAGCTCGACGGTATCGGGCAAAATTGTCGAGCGTAGGGTTGTAGAGTAGTGCCTCGCGTATTGCTATGGCCTCGGCTATTGCGCCGCGTTCTTGTTTGGTCATTTTTTGTTTACCGTTTCTACGATCGCGCCTGCGACAAGAATTAGTGCGGGTAGCCCAATAAAGAGTACGGCCTCGTCGTATTTGTCGGCATAGTTTAGGTATGCGCTTACGGCTAGTACGGTTACGAATACTTTTAGTCCGGCCCTAAACATTTTTGGCCTCGCTTTTGCGTACGTTGAATACCGGGAGCTTGTGGCCGTCGAGTGTCCAAGCGGTGCGGTAATAGTTGAGTAGTGGTTCGGCCTCGTCAATGTAACAATATTCGTCGTCGAGATCGAGAGCGAAATCAAAAGCCATTTTTAGTAATTCGGGCAGGATACCGCGGCCTAGACCGAGCTCGAGTAGCCCGTTATCTGCGTGGCGTTCGATAACCCAATCTACGAATTCTTTTACGAGTACGTGTTGTGCGTCGTCGGTAAAGTATTCGCGTTGTAGATCGTCCTCGCGGTATTCGCGTAGTGCGTTTATTTCGAGCCCAAGTTGTAGGGCTGCTTTGGTTCTGCTCATTTTATTCTCCGTTCTTGTGAGCGTGGTTCTAGTCTATGCGTCTAGTAGCCATTTGCTCCCGCGCGCCGTTAGGCGTTACCAAATTGTTATCTAGGTGTCCGATCCCGATATACACGCCCGGTTCACCATACGTATAAATTTTTTGCGCCTCAAGTTGTATAACTTGGCTATCGTCCTTATACCAAACACTCGTAAGCGCGTCGAGCACGGCCCGGCTTAGCTTGTCGATATCAGGTTTAGTTGTCGGATAGCGGCGATTAGTTTTTTTAGGCATAGGCAACATAAACAAAAGCGAAATAGTTACCGCCTCAACCTCGAGTATGTTACGCCCGGCTCGAGCTGCCGCCTCGGTGATCGTGGAGCGCCACGCGGGTAACGTTTTAGAGCTCTCAACCAAAACTATTTTTTGACCTCGACGGTATGCGTTTTTGCTCCCTTGTGGTACGGGAATCCCGGGTACGAAAATCAAAACGGGGCTCGCCCGTATTTACGCTCGTCGTCCAAGTCTCGAGCGACCTCGGGCTCAAACGGTATTACGGGCTTGTGTTGTACGAGTACCGGGTTGTTTAGGTTGTGGTCTACAATCTCCTTTTCAACCCCGTTTTTTGTCCACTTGTTTACTTTGGTTGAGAGCGTACCCTCGAGTTCTACCCAATCCCCGGCGCTGAATGTAGCCAAAATTTCGTTACTCCATACCGTCCACAAGCGCCGCCACTCCTCGCCCGTGTTTGATCGGTACGTCTCCCATAGGGTAAACCGCCCGTCCTTGAGCTCGTGAATTTCGCCCGTAATGATTACTTTAGCCACTTAATTACTCTCCTTGTTTTTGCTCTAGTGGTTCTTTTTGGTTCTATATAGTTCTTATATAGTTTGTAGGTCATACGTGACCTCTATTGGTACATTTATTGACCTCTATTAGTACCATTTTTGACCTCTATTGGTACATTTTTTGACCTGTATTGCCCGCGCCTAATAGCCGTCAAACTAACTATTTCGGCCTCCCGTTTTCGGTGATTAAACGACCCGTCACAATCCTCGGGGCACTCCAAAATAACGAAATACTTATTGGTTTTGCGAGCGCCGTTACCCTGCCCGTTATCGGGTACTACGTCGAGCTCGTAGAGCTCTCGTAATTCTTTTATTGCCCGGCGTACTGATCGAACACCGAGCCCGGTTATGCGCGCTAGGGTCTCTTGTGACGGCCAAGCGCCATTATCGCCCTCGTAGTGTGCGATAGCGACCAAAACTAACCGGGCGCTCGTCGTGGCGCGGCTATGGTTTAGCACCGCGCTTATAGCCTCATAGCTCATAATCTCTCCGTTTACTGATAGGCTTTTATTGCCCGTAGGTCGTGTTCTCCGTTACCGATCTACGGGCTTTATTTTGTTTGCTCGCCTAGTTTAGCGATAAGTTCGAGAGTATCGAGCGCTGCCTTGTTGGCAAAAGCCTCGCGGTATAGTGCGCGTAGGCCCTCTACGTCGCCCTTGAAACTTAGTTCGTTTGCCTCGCCTAGCCAATCTCTATTAGCGGGCTTTTCGTTAGGCTTTTCGCGGGCTTTGATCTCGTCGAGTGACGCGACGGCCTTAGTGTTTGCTCCGGTTGCCGCTACGATAGCGCGACCCCAAGCGCTAGTTTCGGCGACCATTACCTCGGAATCTTTGGTGTACGGTGTTTTCCCGGGTACAAGCTCCCAAGCGCTGCCAATACCGGGCCGTGCGTCGTCGGGTGTTCTAAAGCAAGCGGCGACGTATAAAACGTATGTTTGGTCGCCGATCGTGTGAAATTCTAGGCGTACTTGTTGTAATGACCCGTCGGGGTATTCTTGTTTGAATTCTCGTATGCGTGTAGCTACGTCTACGTAATCCTTAGCAAAAGCCATTTTATCCTCCGTTAGTTTTGGCTATTTATTTATTTATGTTCTTGGCGGCTAGTGTACTGCCTCCAACCGACAAAATAGCGGCGACGATATTTAGTATCTGCCCGGCTATGCCCTCGGTTGTGAGACCTAGTGTAACGAGTAGGGGTACAATCGTGCCAATTACACGATAAAGCCATAAGCGCGTTGCTGCGTCTAGTTTCATTTTTTACTCGGTTTCGTTTTGGTAACGGTCGTTTTTGGTTTTGGCATAGGGTTAGCTTGAATGTGTTTTAGTGGATCGACGAGCTTGCCGTATTCGCATAAGTGTACATTTTTGCTTGTTGCTATTGCCAAGTGTAGGTGTGGCCCGGTGGAGAGCTCGCCCGTGTCTCCAACTTTGCCAATAGGGTCGCCCGCGTGTAAATAGTGTCCGAGGCTTAGGTTAGGCTTCTCGGCTAGGTGCGCGTATAAAACGTATAAGCCGTCGGCGGTGCTTTGGATAAGATACCAACCGAGCCCGTCGCTCCAATCGTTGAATTTTACTGCGCCGTTAGTGATCGCGGGAATTGTTTTACCTGCGCCCGGTGACCAATCTTGGCCTCGGTGCGGGCGGCCTTTGCGATACGGGGCTAGGTTACCGAATTCGTCGCCTCGGGTGTTTGAGCTAAACGGTTCTAAGTATTGTGCCATTAGAGCGCTCCCGTGACTACTGATACTATGCCCGCGACAATAACGGCCGTGGTAATACTTATGATTATGGCACTTTGATAGCGGGCCTTTTCAAGCTCGCGTATGCGTGTTTCGTGATCTCCAAGAATCTCTAGGCGCGCCTCGATAACCGATAGGCGTTTATCAATATGGCCGAGTATCGTCGCCGTGTTTTGGCGCGGTTGCTCGCTCATTACTTATCGGTTGTAGCCTCGGTGCTCGAGCTTTTAGGGCTCTTACTCGGCTTAGGTTCTTGCGGGCTCGGGAATGGTGCGTGATCGACGTTACCCATTAGTTGCCTCCTCTTGTGGCAGTAGTGTCTCGTGGCAACCGCCACACTCGGCTCGAGCGGGTTGCTCGTCGCCGAAATTGTAGATTACGCCCTCGTTAGGGCAACCCTTTTTGGTACAAATAAAAATAGTCATTACACTCCCTCGTAAACCCCGGTAATAACCCAAGTGTTACCCGCTACCCAAGCACCAGGTACGGTTGCGCTCGTTGCGGTAACGCTTGCGTATGTACCCGCCGTGTTTACGGCGTATAGGGCTATTGCGGTCGTGCTTGTCGGGATAGGTACACCAAGATAGGTTGTACCGCCCGGGCTCATTCGTGCGCCATAAGTTGAGCGCGCGGCGCTTGTCGCGGTTACGGGTAGGGTTGCGGTAATAAGGCCCGTAGGTGCGCCGCTCATTACGACGTAAATATAAAAGTGTACAAGCTTACCGACACGGTAATAGGCGGCGCTTGTCGTCGTAGGTGTCGGTATGTTTGTAAAAGTCGGCGTGTACGCGGTAAAAGCGGTGTCTGTAACAATCCAAGACGTGCCGTTATAGATCGTGTAATGGTCGCTTGCGGTGAGATAAGCAAACATACCCTCGGTAGGGCTCGGTAGGGCAGTATCGCGAGCGGTGGCGTTCGTGAACACCATTACCGTTTGATCCATTAGGTAAGTGTTGAGCTCGCTCGCGGTTAGCGGGTCACCCGAGACAAAAGTTTTATAGGCCATTTAGTACCCTCTCCATAGTTCTAGCGTAGTCTCCCAAGTGTCGCCGTCGATGTAATCACTGACGCGGGTCACAATGTATTCCTCGTCGATTAGTACGCCGTTTAGGTTGTAGTACACGCCAACTTTATCCATTAGTAGATCGTTGGAGATAAATTTGGCGAGCGTACCGTCTCGTTTTATGGTGTTTGTCGAGATACTTTTTACTCGGCGTAGGTTGTTGTTTAGCACGATAAATTGTGCGACTTGTGCTAGTTGCGTTTGATCGTACAAATTTAGGGTGGCCTCTAGTTTTACCGAGCCGTATAGGTCGATAGCGTCGGGGTTGCTATTGAGCTCGGTTAAAGCCGTGTTGCTTGCTAGTGTGAAAAGTATTTCGTTTGCTATTTCGTCGTTACGTGCGCCTATCTCGAGCCCGGTTATACATACGTGGTCGGGGTCTAGGTCGTCGTGTACGGTCGAAAATTGGTAAATATAGCCTGTACCTTGTAGGCTGCGAATGTCCTCGCGCGAATACGTGTTTAGTGTGCCGTATTGTCTCCCAACCCAAGCGAAACCTAGTTCGCCGTCCATAAGCTCGTTCATAAGATCGCCAATACTTACCGGGCTTGTTATGTTGTAGTTAGGGAATAGGCTCGTACCCGTAATGGATAAGTTAGAGCTGCCGGGCGTGTAATAGTTTGTGACCAGGTTACTTACTAGGTCGTACCAATATTTAGGCGCGCCCGAAATAATGTACGTCGGCAGTATTTGGTTTAGAAAAGCCTCGAGATCGTCTACGAGGCTAAGCGTGATTAGGTTTAGGCCCTGCGCGTTATACGATACGTCAAAAGCCTTTACTTGACCCGTAAAAAGTGTCGTCCAAGTTGTAGGCGCGGTATCGGGTTGTCTGCGTACGCTTATTCGCGCGGGTGTGCCTACGTGTAAAAAGTTGTTTGCTAACGGGTCGTATCCAATAGTTGTTAGTTGTACCTCGGCCGTGCCGGGTTCAAGGTCGCTCATATATCCAAGCTGAATTGGTATACCGCGGTTTATGTTTACGCTTATTGTCTCGCATAGTAAATCTTGCCAAGATACGGTACTCGAGCCGCTAAGGGTTGCCGGGCCGTCGAGTGTCGATACCGATACGATAAACGCGCCGCTTTGTCCCTCGAATTCTATTCGGAGATCGTTTTTTAGGCTAAATACGTCGTTAGGCATTACCGAGTAGATACCTCCGGCCGCTTTGCTTTTCATAGCGGCGAATAGCGGTAATAACGTCGATACCCGAGAGTTGAGCTCGGTTAATGTTTATGGTGTAGACGTTGCCGCCTAGTGCCCCGAATTTGTCTAACGGAATAACGGCCTCGGCTCGACCCGCCTCGGCTATGTTTGCGAGCGTACCGCCAGGTCGTGGCATTACTACGCCTCCATTTGCTAGTTGCGGTACTTTGAATTTGCTAAACGTCGGTAGGTTAAAGCCAATAGTTTTACCGCCGATAATCGGCACCCAATCCGGTACTTTTATCTTGATCCCGTTTAGAGCTTTAGGGATTAGGTTTAGGCCGTCCAAAATAAAGTTTATGAATCCGCCCCAAATACTTAGATAACCGTTTACTAGGGGCTTAAAGAATCCGCCCATACCCTTAAAAGCTCCGAGTATGGCCGTGCCCAAGCCCGTAAAGTTTTTGATTAAGCCGACGACGAAACCTATAACGGGTTGTAGTACGGCGGCAAGAATTTTGATAATAGGTACGAGTAGGTCTACTAGCAACTTGATTAGTGGTACGAGTACCGGGGTTAGTTGTTTAAATAGGTCGATTAGTGGCGGTAAAAGCGCTGCGATTAGTGGCGTTAGGGCGGTGATTATTTCGCCTACGACGGGCACGAATGGTAAGAGAGCGTCTACTAATTGGAGTACGACCGGAATAAGCATATCGATAATAGGTATTAGCGCGTCGATAACTTTGATTAGGGCGGGTACGATCTTGTCGATTAGGGGTAAAAACTTGTCGATAAGTTTTTGAATGACGGGCAAAAGTGACGCGCCTAGTTTCTCTTGTGCCTCACCTATTGCCACTTTGAATTTATCGAACGGGCTTGCGGCAGCCTCACCCGCTCCCTTGACCGAGGCGGCGTAATCGTCTATACCGCCCTTAGCTTTTTTGAGCTCGGGGGCTAATTTGTAGAGACTTGCCGTATTGCCGTTTTGTGCTTTGATAAGCGCATTTAGTACGGTGTCGAGTGGTTTGCCCGAGGCGGCCGCGCCGTCTACGGCAATAGCCAAAAGTTTTTGACCCGCCGTAAGCGACCCCGTGCCGCGTACCGCGTTTGCGAGAGCCGGGCGTAACTGATCGTCGGCTATTCCAACTTGTCGGCTTAGCGCGTCGATAAATCCCTCTGCGCCTTTGATAGCCTCGGCGTTCGCCCCGGTTGTACGTTTCAACTGATCCGCTAAGAGCTTTTGGCTTATAGCGTCCTCTTGTGCGGCTTTGGCTGCGTTAGCGAGACCGCGTACAATAGCGGCCGCTCCAAAAGCGGCAGCGATACCGCCTAACGCTTTTTTAATATTGCTTGACGCGGTTTTAGTTGCCTTTTCAAAACCGCTTAGAGCTTGCTTGCTTTGGTCTGTACCCTTTTTGAGCCCGGTCGCGTTTGCGACAAATTTTATTGCTACTGATCCGGCCATATTGTTTCACCCGCGCCGTTGAATTCTCGACTAAAAGCCTCGAATTCGTATCTTGTTAATTGTCGGTATTCGCTAGGACTCATTTTTGTAGCCAAGCAAAACACCGCCATACGGCGGGCGGCCTCCTCTCTTATGCTTTTTTTTCGGTCTCGACACCTCCGAACAATACCGCGGCCTCCTCGAGAGTGACCGCCCCGGCTTGCTCGAATGTGTAACTAGGGTCGTTGCGACGTTTCATAATCCAAATAATCGCTTTGAATGTTCGACCGCGTGGCGCGTCGTCTGCCATAATCGCGTCTATGTTACGGCCCGTTAGTAGCTCGATCTCCTCGATCTCGTTTAGGGTCATAGCGTTAAAATCTATTTGGCTCTCGGTACTCATTGTTCTCCTAATCCGTACTTGTCTATTAGAGCTTGTATACCTTTATCGTAGTCGTGAATAATCTTTTGATAGACCTTAGACAAGCCACGATATAAGAATTTATTTGGCTGAATGTTCTTGTCGATAAAGTACTCTTTATCGTAATACCAGCCCCAATGTATAGGCCCGGCGTAGGGTACGCTACGGTTACCTATGGCTACTTGTGCGTAACCTTTTGCTTTAGAGGCGCGTAGAGAGCTCTTGAGCGCGCCGCCGCCTTTATAGCGGTAATACTTATTCGTCTTTTTGTTGTGTGTGCCCTTGTACACGGGTATTTCGGGCAACACGGCCGGAATAAGAGTATTGGCAGCGTCTACGTTGAGCTTTACTATTTCGTCTTTACTCGCGCCGAGGGCCTCCAATTGTTTTATAGTTTGGCGGAGGCCCTCGACTTGAATACTGCCGCCCGTATCTTGAATAGACGGCATAACGGCCTAGCTTGTCTTTTTGGTGAGACCGAAATAGATAGGCGGGGTTGCGCTTGGAGTGTGTACCGAGTTCTTTACGGTAAGCTCCACGCTAAACGCCATAATTTCGCCCGAGGTCATAGAGAGCGGCGGCAACTGATCGAAAATAACCGTACCCTCGTAAATCGGGGCTGACGTGGTTGCGGTCGTGTTACCCTGCGGGGCAACCTTAAAAGCAACCTCTGTACCATAGTTAGCGAAAAGCAACTGATACAAGCTCGTAGAATCACCCGAGGCGATACCGTCGATCTTTAGTTTCCACTCTTGTAGCGGCTGAACCTCGCAAAAAGTTTGCTGCGCGCCGGGAGCGTCGGAGAGAGACAATTCGATACCGTTAGCGTCGCAAGAGTATTCGGTGGCGCTAATGGTGAATTTGATGTTTGTAGCTTTAATGCGCGTACTAGCCGCCATTTTATGCTCCTTCTATTGTGAGAGGTAAATCTATGCCGATAGTTGCGGCTAGATACTCGGCGTTATTTGCGACAAGGTTATAGGGTTGTGAGACCTCTTTGAATCCTGCGTCGCTTGGTAGCGCCAAAATTAGGGCCTCTATTAAATCGTCGAGTGCGTCGGTTGCTTGTTCATTATCGGCGGTCATAGCGACGGCTTGTAATTCCAAGTTAATAACGAATTCGTGACCAATAGAGGCGATTGTGAGATAAGGTGCGGCGGCGCGAATAATGACGATAGGCGGTTGTAGTCGAGCCGGGATATAGTCCAACACGTCGAGCCCGGCGGCTTGTAATGTTAGAGCTAATTCGGCTTTTACTGCTCCCGCCTCGCTCATTAGACGGCCATACCTACGTAGGGCAAAAGTTGCGCGTATACGGCTCGTTTGGTGTCGAGTGATACGCGCAACCCTGCCGGGCTACCGTCGGCGAATTGAGCGATACCGCTCGGCGCGTTACGCCTGTTCCAATGTTCCGAGGCTACTTGTAGTACGCACTGGTCTTTTAGAGCGCTCGGTACGGTTGTTACCGCGCCAATGATCTCGTTTACCTCGGCTAGACCCGCGTCTAAACATAGTTGCGGGTAAGTCGTAGCGTCTTTAGTGCCTACGTAATCCTTGAATTGAGCAAGCGTAACGGCCATTTAGGTTAGTCCTAAGCGGTAACGTCGAGCTTGGCGATTGCGCCCTCGAATGGCACGGTAACCGCTCCATACCCGTAGACCGCGTAAGAATTTTGTAAATTCGCCTGACCGCTAATGTCGTCCACAAGCCTCACGGGTGCGCCCGCGCTCTCGAACACGCGCACGGCGGCCGAGTTAGCAATGTAGGCGAGACCGCTCGAGAGAGTGGTGTCTACGACGATAGGCATACCGAAAATAGTTGCGGTAAGCATACGTGGATCTGCTGCTCCCAAGCTCTCGCCTGTAGGGGCTGCGCCGTCGAAACGTACGACCAAGCGCCCGGCTGCGTCGGCAACCGATACGAGGTACTTGTACGCTACCGGGTCACACAAAATAAATTCGGGGTTGAGCCCAGAGTTTACCTTGATGTACTTGGCTGCGTCGGTAATACCCTCGAGTACGCTCTTGGCAGTACCGCCGTCTGCGTCGAAAACTTTACCCGTGTAGTCGAGTGCGGCGAGCGCGGTAACTACGGCGGCGTTAGTTGCCGAGGCGTAAGCGATCGCCATAGCCTGAAACGCGGTGTCTAGGTATGGTACGGTCGAGCGCTCTACGAGCTGCTTTGAGAGTACGGTCTGACCTGCGTAGGTTTTGACGTTTGCGGTTGCGTTGTCGATAACGAGGTTACCCTGTGCGATAGCGTCGTTTTCGTTAGCCTGTGCGGTGACCGAAATACCATTAGTGGTCACCTTAGCGTAATCGACGGTTAGGCCCTGCTCTGGTAGAGCGGCACGTGACCATACGCTCCACGACGGGCGGTTTAGGTTAATTAGGTTGTTAATAAACCCAACCCAACCCGGCAGGTTGTAGGTGTCGGCCGAGGTAGCCGGGGTATAAGTGCGGTAAAGCTCTAGTGCGGTTTCGTCGCCGCTTACGAGAGCCTTAGCGTATTCGCCCTGCGAACGGAATTTCACGAACGACGAGCCGGGGGTTGTTGCGGGGGTTGCGTTAGCCTCTACTAGACGGCGTACCTCGGTAAGCTCGTCCTGAATAGCGCGAACGTCGAGCTCGGTGTTTTCAGACACGTTGCCCTCCTTTTCTACTTGTGTGGTGGTTTCGTCGATTAGCTCAACCGTCGGCTCGGCCTCGGGTTGCTCCTCTCGAACACTTGTTACGGCGGCCGCGGAATACGCGGGCCAATTTACGACCGAGACCTCGAGCAAATTTACTCGGGTACGGGTAATGGTGTTACCCTCTCGGGTCTGCTCGACCGGGATAAACCCAACCGAAAACTTATTTAGGACGCCGTCGCGCATAAGCGCTAGGGTCTCCTCGGCACGTTGTACGCCACGAGTGAGCTTGGCGGTGATCTCGTAACCGTGCTCGGTGTCGCGACCCGAGATTACTTTACCAATAGGTAGGTTATCGTGGTCGTGACCGTAAAAAATCTTTACGTCGTTTACGTTGTCGATAGCACCGGGGGCAAAACGCTCGACATATTGACCGCCTATGTTTGCCTCTTGGTCGTATGGTACGGCAATACCCGCGATCGTGCCCTCGTCGTCGGTTAGGCGTAATTCGATCTCTCTAGTTTCCATTTATAGGCCCTCCTTGAGCCTTACCTCGTCGGCGGTTAGCCAAGCCTCGCCGCCCGTGGCGACGGCGTACATTTCGTACCGGGTTTTTTGGTCTGCCTTGTATAGACCCTCGAAATTGAATCGGCAACTTGTACCGCGTGGTAGGCAAGCGCTTAGAGCGTCCTCGATAGCGTTAGTGTAGCTAAATAGTGTGTGTCGGTAAAAAGTCTGCTGCTCGTCGCTTAGGTTGCTGTACGTGTCGCTTGTGCCGTCTACGCCTGTAAGCAATAGGCGAGCGGGAATACCGAAAAGTCGGGCTATGGTCTGCGTACTTTGTGCGGCCACGTCGGTAAACATTAGATCGCTAGGCTTAGCGTTTATAGTTTCGTATTCCCAAGAATCACCAAGTACCGCGGTTTGGCGGGTTGCTTGCTTTTCGTGCCAAGCGGTCGTAACCTCGGCGGCGCGCTCGGCGGTAACCGGGCGCGGGTTTTTTAGTACGCCTGTAGGTACGCCCGAGGTGCTAAACCAAGTGCTCGCATAGTTGCGTAGATCGAGTGCGGTTGCGATGTCGTTACTTGCCGCTTGAATAGGGCCGAGACCGCGTAGGTTGCCGGGCAAACTAAACAAGCGTAGGTGTTCGATCTCGGCGCGGCTATAAGTTACGCCCATATAGTCGAATACTTTTGTACCCGTCATACCGTTAGGGCCGTCGAGCCGTGGCATAACGTAATCCGACGGGATAACGGTTAGGTCGTTTACTTGACCTCGAGTGTCGTAGTTTTTGAACCAATAAGCGTTACCGGATAGGGCTAGGCTTACGACGGTCGAGTATAGAAAGTCTTTACGGCTCTCGGATAGGCTCGGGTTGTTTACGAGTATCGGGTTGTCGATACGTTGCTCGAGACCGCCGCCGTATCTAAAAGTCTCTAACGGTAGAGCTTTGCTGATAGGGGTCGCAATAATTTGGATCGAGCGGTAAACCGAGGCGAGTGAGAGCGCGGTCGTGGTGCTTACTGCCGTGTTTGAGCGTACGGGAATAGGTGGCGTAACGGTACGCTTTTCGGGCGTGACCGTCTGCCCGGTAATCCGTTGCCACAAGGTAGCCATACTCTAACCTTATTGCCTCGTCGCTATTTTTGTCGGCGTGTCGCAAACAATTTGGCGAGACCCGCGCGAGAGCTAGGGGGAATCCGCGCGGGCCTCTATTTAGTTGTGTCTTTAGTATACACCTACGCCGCCCTCGCTTTGTGCGCTCGCAACATAAAGCGCCCAAGTCGTAGCTAGTAGCGCGTCGATATCGCCTAAAGAATCTTTACGGCTAATTTGCCAATACTCGCCAACATACCGGGCCACGCCTCTAGCGTTTTGTACTACGAGTAGCGGATCGTCGTTATGTTTTACTCGACGGTTAGCGAACATAGCGTAAACGGTCATACAAGCCGTGTTTATCTCCTTGTTCCATAAATTCCATACGGGCGCGCCTTGCTCTTTTAGGCGACGGTTGAGTGAATGTAAACCTCGGTCGTCGATCGCTACGCCTGTTATGTTGTATTTGCGTATAACGCTCATAACGAGCTCCGTTATTTGCTCCTCGGTAGGGTTTACTAACGAGGCGATAAGCTCGGTCTCGAATTCGTCGCCGTGTCGTTTAGCGGCGGCAATAGTGGCATACTCAAAATTGCGGGTAACGTCGATACCCAATACCGCGCCGTTTAGGTCACTAATTCCCGTGCCCGCCGCGGCCCTAAATAGGTCACCCGGTAGCCAAGCCTCGCGAGCGCCGCTAATAAATTGGTTTAGGGTATAGCGGCGTACCTCGTGCTCGGGTTGTGTAGCGATATCGCCGAGTACACGATCGAGCGGTATACGGCCACACTCGACGGCCGGGTTAGCGGCTTTGATAGCCTCCGGGTCGTCTATGCGGGCGTTAGCCGGGGCTTGCCAAATAAAAGCACCAAAACGCTCGAGCTCGGGAGCGCCGTCTATTGCTTGCTCGGCTTTAGCGTATAAGTCTATAAGGGTTTTGCTCTCTTGATCTCCGGCCGTCGTAATCATAATGACTTGCGCGTTATCAAGTGCGTTAGTGCCCTTTACTGCCGCCGTCCATAAACCGGGCTTAGCTAGGTGACCCTCGTCAAACAATACGCGTACAAGGGTTATACCTTGTAGCGCTGCCTCGCGCGCCGGGCTCGACTTGTATTTACCCGAGCCGTCTACTTTAGCAATACCGCGCGTCTCGGTCGTTTTTTTGAATCGTTTAGCAAGCCACGGCGTACGGTCGATAACAAGCTTTACACGATCGTAAGTAATCTTGGCTTGCTCGAGCGAGCTCGCAATACTCGCTATGTCCCCGCGACGAAATACGGCGGCCTCCAAGCCAAGCCCGCCGAGCAAAACGGTTTTACCATTTTGGCGCGCAAGCGAAATAAGCACTTGACGATACCTAAGCTCGCCGGGGTATTTCGGGTGGTTGTCGGGGTAACGCTCGAGTACTCGGCGTAATAGCCACTCTTGCCACTCGTCTAGTTGTATCGGCTCGTCGCTCTCCGGGGTAATCCAACACAAGCGCAAGAGCTCTATTAGTCGGTCGCCGTCGGTAACGAAATTGTCGGAGAGCGGCGGGGTATAAAGCGCCGGGTATTTCATTACCGTTTGAGTAGATCGGTTAGCGGGTCATACTCGGCCGCGGGCGCGTTTAGTTGCGCGGCAAGAATCGACACCGTACGCCGATACTCGCTAAGTGTCGCGGTCATAAAATTCTTGTCGAGCTCTCGAGCGGCCATACGAGCCATTTCCGCATAAAGCTCTTGCTCTTGCGTTAGCTTGTAGCCCTTTAGCCAAGCGTTTAGTTTCTTTAGCATTTGGTTTAACCTCCGTCTCAAATAATCTACCCCATTTGTGC